ATGTTTAGTTATATAAAAAAATTGCAATACCCCATCAATATTAAGAATCCGGATCCCCGCGCTGCATCCATTATCATCAGTCAGTACGGCGGACTGTATTGCATTTAGATATAGAGTCAAAATATGGACAGTAAATGACGGTGTTAAGCCAAAAATCGCACTTATTTTTCAATTCGTGGCGGAAAATGCGGTTGAAAATCCATCAAATATAGTAGAATATCTCCAGTGTGTTGTCCGGTTTTTTGAATGTGATGTGATCTACAATGGAACGCAGGGCTTCGTTCTTGACACTTTCCGCTGTATCCGGAGACTTTATCAAATCCAGCACAAAACTGGCTTGCTGTACGAACTGGGGCGGAATTTCGCTACTTTGCTGCTTCTCGGCCTTGGCCTGTTCGGCTTTGAGTGTTTCAATCTTATTTTGAAATGCCCGCTTTTTGCGTCCATACTCTTCCAGTGTGTCATACCCGGCATCGTAGGCATCACTGGCCCGCTTGATCTTATCTTCTTCCTTGCGAATGAGTAGTGAGTAGTCTACCACTTCGTTTTGCAGCTGCTCCTTTGGAAGCACATTAAATTCCAGGGTCTCCAGGGACTTCTCAATGGCAGCAATCACCGCAGCGTTGGCCTTGCGTAGGGATAGGTAGTGCGATACCTTGCACTTGCCCCGGGCGTAGTTGTGGCATTGCACGGCGGGGTCCCTGGCGGCAATATAGGTGAGCGTGGCACCGCAGGTGTCGCAGCGTAAAAGGCCTTTCAGCATGAATGCAACCGGCTGCTCCTTGCGCTGCCATTTGCCATACCGTCTTTTCTGTTCCATGATCTTCTCCTGTACTTGATCGAATGTGTCTTGATCTATGATCGGCTGGTGCTTGCCGTCCACATACATAACCTTGCTGTTATCGCCCTTGTACCGGTCTCTGGAGGCTCTGCCGTCTGTGCTCCAGCGGATTTTACCCGCATACACCGGGTTCATCAGTATGTACTCCACAAAGCGGTTGTCCGGCGGGTTGCCTCGGTAGGTTTTTACGCCCATGGCGTCCAGCTCCATGGCGATCTTACGGTAGCCTTTACCGGACAGAAAAGCATTAAAGATGTACCGCACGGTGGGTGCGTCCTCGTTGGATGTGAACACCTTGTTTTGAAGGTCGTAGCCAAAGGCACCGGCGCTCATGGCTTCGCCACGGCTTGCCTTTTCCGTCATGCCCCGGGTCACTTCCTGGGACAGGCGGGTGCTGTAATACTCGTCCATGAATTCTATAATGCGCTCGATCAGCGGGGCAAAGGGCGAGTCGTCTATGGTCTCGGATATGGAGATCACCGACACGCCGATGCGCCGCAGCATGGACTTATATACGATGCTTTCTTCCTGGTTGCGGGCAAACCGGCTGAATTTCCATACAAGAATTGCCTGAAATGGGTGCTCCTTGCTTTTTGCAAAGGCGATCATATCATTGAACGCCTTGCGCTTCTTTACGCTGCGCCCGGAGATACCATCGTCATAGAACACATATTCATCCGGCACGCAGTAGCCGTTTCTGCCGGCGTACTCACGAATGAGCTTAAGCTGGCTGTCCGGGCTGTACTCGTCTTGCCGGTCGTCACTTACGCGGATATATGCCGCTGCATATTTCATTGTACCACTCCCATAGATTGTAGCTCAAGAATGCCCTGCTTGCCATTCTTGAGCGTAATGAACGCAGTGTAGATGTACTCTACAGATTCGTTACGAGAACTACTCATAGGCGCAACACCTCCTCAAGCAAGATTTTTTTCGGGCAAATTCCGGATTCGCTTGCAAAAGGAAGCCTCGATCGTTATACTTATAATGTACGGGGAAAGTATAGGCGGTTTGACCGAGCTTACTTTTCAAGCAAAGGCCTATCTGAGCGGCAACTCAGATAGGCCTTTGCTTTATGTCATTTGCGCCCGGTCCTCTATGCCGTAAAGCACCACCTTAGCTGCGCCGTACTGCCGGCCGATTTTTGTAGGTCCGATTTCTTATCCGATGCATTCAGGGCATGGACGGAGGCCGTCACTTTCTGCCGCTTCGGTGTTGTATATCCAAAAGGTTTTGTTTTCGTCAAACCGTGGACATGAATATTTGTGGTAATATTTTCCGCCATTTGTACACACGGCGTAGCGCTGGTAAAATGACAGCTCAAGTACATATTCATTATTGTTGATAAATGCTTGCTCATTCTCTTCGGCAACTGTGTTATAGTGAGCCAGCAACTCATCGTATTGTTCGTTGACACTTTTCAATGATCGCTGAATATCAACTTTTTCTGATTTTAGCTGGTTGCATTCTGCGTTTTTACTGATGGCCACGCCAGCAGAAATGACGGCAAGGACAATCGCTATAGCCATGCAAATAAATGCAATCTTTGTTTTGCGGTCTGTAGTATGCGTGGTGGCATATTTCGGCTTGACGATATTCACTTCTACATCGTCTACATTGTATGGATCTGCAGCTTTTTGATTGTGCGAAATAGAGCTGCTTTTGGATGATTGATATGATTTTTCGGACTCTTCAGTAAATCTGAAAGCATAATCTAAAACTGAGTTTAAGTAGTCCTTTATTTCTATCTTGAGCTCAACTGCATCATCAAAACCCAATAGCGCTACTGGCGGATTTGATGTGATAGGAATGTAGTGGCCGTTAACGATATCTTGCGATATGATATTGAAAAGTAGTGAGATAGCTTTTGCTTCTAAATTTTCGTCTGAAGAGTTTTCCAGATTGGATCGGAGATATTTGAACCGATTTTCCAGTATTGCTTCTATGTACTCTTTTGAAAAACTATCTTGATAAAGGTAACTCAATGCTGAAATTAGTCTCGGTGTAGTTTCGGCTACTATAATCGGATCATTTTGCACCAAGAAAAACAGCGTTGCAGCAATAGCGGCATCACATTTTGATATATCGTTGGCGTTGATTAAACTGTATCGGTTTTTGTCCTCTTCGTCAATAGAAAAGATAGCGATAGTTGTAACTACTCCGTCCAGCGTGAACGGTTCTTTTGTTTGCATTGTGTGCTTTAATGTGCGAATGAATATGTCCTGGTTATCGTCAGAATAACTCATGTATTGTCTCTCTTTCTTTTTCCACATAATATTTATATCGCCATGCGGCGGTATATACAAATTTTACCGTTCGATTTTCAGTTGGTTATGCAATTCCACATTCAAAGTAGAATTCAATGGCCTTGTGTATATAGTTCTCCGTCACATTGAAATGCTCGGCCAGCTCGTAAGGCTCCAGCCCCTGGCGCAGCTGCGCCTCCAACTCGGCCTTGGGGATCAACTTTTTTACCGCCCACTTATCTGCCCGGCGTTCGTGCTTACTGCGCCGGTCAAACGGTGCGTATAGGTTGTAAAACGACCCGGTTATGCAATGCCCGGCTTCGTGGGCCAGGCGGCAGCGGGCCTCTGCGGTGCTTTCCAAGCTCTGCTCGTCCAACGCTATGTAGTAGTCGTTTCCAATGTTGGCAGACGCAGACTTGGCAGCGGGCATACTGCCCAGATACACCTCAATATTATTGCGCTCGATCTCATCGAACAGGGACTCAGTTGTTGTCATTCTCTCTCTTTCTCTTATCTTTGATAAATTCTACAAATCCTTTAACTTCGTTCCACATCTCATCGGTGACTTCACCGTCACCACCAAATAGTGCCACTTTAGCTATCTCCTCCGGACTTTGTTGGTCCGGGGGATTTTTTATGTCCGTATTTCCCAAAAGGTAGTCGGTAGAGACACCAAAGTAGTCAGCGATCTTTTTCAAGCTGGAAGCAGATGGCACAGCCCCTTTGTTTTTCCAGTCGCTGACAGAGGCACGGGATATACCAACTGAAACGGCAACACCAGTCGCCGAAGAACCAGCTTCCACACAAAGCTGTTGGTATCTATCGTAAAAAGTCATAGTTTTATACCTCTGTTTTTGTGCAAAGTTTACAAAAGTTCATAAAACCTAACTTTTAGTGTTGACAAATTCATATTACCGAATTATAATTGCACTTGTAGTTAGGTTTACCGAACACGAAACAAGCCGGACTATGAGAGCGCTACCTCTTGTCAGTCCAATGTGCTGTTGATTTGCACATTCATAATAGCACAACAGTTCGGAAAATACAACTACAAATTCAAAAAATGTTCGTTTTTTAGAACGAAACGGCGGAAAGGAGTAAAAAAATGGACAGTTGGATTGCGGAAGCAGTCGGCACAATGCACATCAACAAAATAACCCAAAAAGCCGTGGCGAGCAAAATGGGATGTACAACTGACTATATCTCGATGATTTTAACCGGCAAGCGCAAACCGCCCCAGGCAAAAGAGCGGATCCTCGGCGCAATCAACGAGATCATCGCCGAGCGCAACAACTAAATATACGGCCAGCCTTTAGATAAGCAGCAGGCAGCGGGAATGTATTTTTTCATTTCTCTTTCTTTCTTTTCTTTTTTGATTTCCCGCACGCCCGCCCCACCCAACATCACATTTATCGCAGCGGGCGGTCTGCTGCTGATTTAAGGGCTGGCAAATAAAAAGGACCGACTGCGGGCACAGTCGGTCAAAGGAGTTGATAAGCTTAATATAATGAGTAAACACAATTATCAACACCTATAGTATAGGCGTTGAGAGAGAAAAAGTCAAGGCATACGGACAATCCGGCCTTGCGTAACTTTAATTGAGGTGAACGAAATGAAGAAAGAACTGACCACCGTGATCATGGTTATGGTGGACGGCAAGGTTAAGCCCTTGGAGGACTTGACGGAAGAAGAACACAGCCGCATGCTGGCGGCGATGGCGCACCGGCTCACAGAGAGCATGAGCGACTACTACGCCCAGCACCCGGATGAGGTTAAGGAGTTGGCGAAGATATGACAAGACGAGAAAAGACGGCAGTCAACTGCAAAGGAGAATAACAATGGATAATGAGAAGTTGAAAGAGATACTGGAACGCCACCGTAAGTGGTTGAACGATGAGGACGGCGGCGAGAGAGCCAACCTGCGTGGAGCCAACCTGCGTGGAGTCAACCTGCGTGGAGCCGACCTGCGTGAAGCCAACCTGCGTGGAGCCGACCTGCGTGAAGCCAACCTGCGTGGAGCCGACCTGCGTGGAGCCGACCTGCGTGGAGTCAACCTGCGTGGAGCCGACCTGCGTGGAGCCAACCTGCGTGGAGCCGACCTGCGTGGAGCCAAAAACATTCCCTTCATACCGCTTGTGTGTCCTGAAAAAGGCTCTTTCACGGCGTTCAAAAAGTGTGGCTCATACATTATCGAACTTTTGATTCCACAAGACGCAAAACGCTGTTCAGCAACCACGAGAAAGTGCAGATCCAGTTATGCCAAGGTGGTGGCTATCACGAATATGGACGGTAGCCAGGCTGAAGTCGATCATGTGACCAACCATGCTTATGAACCGATTGAATATAAGATCGGTGAAAATGTGTATCCGGACTCTTTCGATGATGATAGATGGAACGAGTGTTCGCATGGCATTCATTTTTTCATCAACCGCCAAGAAGCGGTGGAGTATTAAGGAGAAAACCAATGACGAAACGAGAAAAGGCAGGAATAGTGCTGGTGGTCACCGGCTTCCTGTTGGTGGTGTTTGGCTGCTGCCTTGTGGCGGATAATCCGTACTGGTGGGTGTCCGTGGCAATCAGCGGAACCGGCTGCGCATTGATCGCCCTGGCAGTGTTCGTACTGCCCAAGGACGAGGACGAACTTCGACAGGACAAGCAGCTGGTGGTTGAAGATGATAAGGATAGAGTGGTGCTGCTGGCGCCGCTGACAGATTTTGAATTGGCGTATTTGCACGCAATTCAACTTGGAAAGGATGATGAAAATGAGTAATGAATATATGGATTTGGTGATCATGACCAACGGCAAGGTGTGCCGTGCTCCTGGGTTCAGCGATATACAGTCCGGTTACAGAGTGGCCGTGCAGGGCTGTACATACGATGTGTTGGAGGCTGTATCTGTACCTGTGAGCGAGACTCTGCTGACGCTGCCTAAGGCGTATGGGTTTGTTCGCCCGCTGGTGTATGACGAAGACAAGCAGGAGGAGAATGCCGATGTATGACAAGGAGGCGGGCGTGATCGCCTGTGACAGCTGCGACATTACCATTGAGGGTTATGGTTTCTCCATCGGTGCGGGCAACGATGAGCCCAGCGGTAGCTACTGCTGGGAATGTGCTTGCGAGAAGTTGGAGCAGCTGCTGGACGAGAGCAACAAGGAAGCGACCATTGTGCGGCGCAGCGAAAACTGGCTTCGCAGCTGCTACGACCTGGGGGTGATCTGATGACCAGCGCAGAGATGGACAAGTTTGTGCAGGACTACGGCTTTTGCCCCCAAGACTGCGACCCAGAGGTGCGGGCAGAGGCCCGCATTGTACTGAATATAGATAAAGGAGAACGATATGGCGACACTGTATGAACTGACCGGCCAGGCAGCCCAGCTGATGGAGCTGCTGGAAGCCGGAGAGATTGACGAGCAGACGGTCCAGGACACACTGGACAGCATGATGGTGCCGGAAAAGCTGGAGGACTACGGTATGGTAATCCGGCAGCTGACGGCGGATGTGGAGGACTACAAGCGAGAAAAGGACTTCTTCGCTGATAAACAGAGGCGGGCGGACAACGCCATTAAGCGGATGAAGAAGACCCTGGCGGCGTACCTGGCTGCCACCCAGCAGGATAAGGTGCAGGCCGGACGGTTCGTACTGACCAGTACCTCGAGCAAGTCGGTGGATGTGTTCAACCTGGCAGCGGTGCCGGCAGAATACATGCAGCCCCAGCCGCCCAAGGTGGACAAGGCGTCTATCCGAAAAGCTCTGCTGGCAGGGGAGACGGTAGCCGGTGCGGCGCTGATTGAGACCCCCAGCTGCGTGATTAAGTGAGGTGAATGGAATGGAGAACATGAAGATATATGAGGCGGTGCGCAAGGTTCCGGACAGCGCCAAGAAGAACATTAGCGCAGGCCGCTTAAAGGGCATGACTGATATTAACCCAATGTGGCGTATCAAGGCACTGACGGAGCAGTTTGGCCCTTGTGGTATCGGTTGGAAGGTGGAAGTCAGCCGCACATGGCAAGATCAGGGTGCGGACGGCGTAGTGACTGTGTATGTGCAACTGCTGCTCTATGTGAAGTACAACGATGCATGGAGCGCCCCTATCCCGGGTATTGGCGGTTCCTCGTTGGTGGCTAAGGAGAGTAAAGGCCTGTACACCTCCGATGAGTGCTACAAGATGGCTTATACGGACGCTCTGTCGGTGTGCTGCAAGATGCTAGGGTTCGGTGCAGATGTGTACTGGGCAGCTGATCGGACAAAGTACCAGCAGGTGCAGCCCCAGGACACGAAGAAAGAACAGGCACGGCAGCAGGCAGCGGAGAAGATCAGCCCGGATCAGGCGGCAATACTGAAAGAAAATTCAGAGAATGAGTGGGTCAAAAAGGCTTTGGCCTATTACAAGGTGAGCCGCATTGAAGATCTGACCCGGCAACAAGCTGATAAGATCTTCATGAAGTTAGGTCTATGAAAATCGAATTCAAAAAAGCTGACCTGGTGCCCACTATGGCCAAGGTGGGGGCGTTCATAGGCTCCCTGGCAGAGCAAAAGGATTATGTGCTGGAGATCAAGCCAAAGCCGAAACGCCGGAGCCTGGATGCCAACGCCTACATGTGGGCATTGATCGGCAAGCTGCAAGCGGAGTTGGCCAAGAACGACCCGCAGATCACCAAGGACGAGATCTACCGGGGCTATGTGCGGCAGTATGGCCGTTCGGTGGAGTATCAGCTGCCGGACACAGCCGTTGAGGCCATGACGAAATCATGGGGGAGGAACGGCCTGGGCTGGACAGCGGAGAAAGTGGATGATGGCATCTACCCGCGCACCTCGCTGGTGCGGTTCTATTACGGCACAAGTTGCTACGGAACAAAGCGCATGGCTCGGCTCATAGACGCCGTGGTGCAGGACTGCAAAGCACTGGGCATTGAGACTATGCCGCCGGCGGAGCTGGCGCAGCTGATGTCTGCTTGGGAGGAACGGAAACAGTGAAGAAGAGCATTATTCAGCCGGAAGAGCAGCGGCAGTGCTACCTGTGCGGCTCTGTGCGGGCCCTGGAGCGACACCATGTATTCGGGGCATATAACAGACGAAAAAGCGAGAAATACGGCTTGACGGTGCTTCTGTGCCATGATTGCCACAACGAGCCGCCGAGAGGTGCACACCACTGCAAGCAGACGATGGACTATTTACACCGGGTAGGGCAGCAGGCATTTGAAGCTACCTACCCGGACAAGGACTTTTTATCTATTTTTGGGAGGAATTATCTATGATTAACAGTGTTGTAATTATGGGTCGACTGACCTACGAACCGGAACTGAGAGCCACGCCCAGCGGCGTCTCCGTTGTGCGCTTTCAGGTGGCTGTGGACCGCAGCTATCAGAAGGCAGGCGAGGAACGCAAGACGGACTTTATCGACTGCACCGCCTGGCGGCAGACGGCAGAATTTGTGTGCAAATACTTCCACAAAGGCTCCATGATCGCCGTGGAGGGTTCTTTGCAGACAGACAACTATACGGACCAGAACGGCGAGAAACGCAAGAGCGTGCAGCTGGTGGCCAGCCAGGTGTCCTTCTGCGGTTCTAAGGCAGAGAGTGGCGCACAGACTGCAGCACCCGCACCGGACGCAGAGTTTGAGCCCATTGATGATGATGACGACCTGCCGTTTTAAGGAGTAGATATGAGCAATCAGGGTTGGGTGAAAGCCTACCGGCAACTGCTGGATTGGGAGTGGTACACCGATGTACCCACATTCAAGCTGTTCTTGCATTTATTGCTTATCGTCAACAGGGAGCCGCAGCAATGGCGAGGCCAAACGCTGAGCAGCGGCTCCGTGGTAACCTCCATCAGCGCTTTGGCAAGCGGTAGCGGGCTGTCAGATATGCAAGTGAGAACGGCGCTGAAACACTTGCAAAAAACTGGCGAGATTTCCAAGAATGTAACAAACAAAAATACCGTTATTATCCTGCGTAACTACGCCAAATATCAAGGGTCGGAAAGCGATAGGCAACAAACAGATAACAATCAAATAACAAACAAACAACAAACAGATAACAATCAAATAACAAGCGCTTTCTATAAACAAGAATGCAAGAATAAAAGAATGAGAGAAGGGAGAGAGCGCGCGAGCGCGTGCACGCCCGCAAAATTATATGGCGAATATCGAAATGTGCGTTTAACCGATGAAGAACTGGAGAAGCTGAAAGCGCAATTCCCACTTGACTGGCAGCGGCTTATCAAGAACTTGTCCTTCCACATTCACAACACCCACAAAACCTATTACGACCACTTCTCTGTTTTGCAGAAGTGGGGCGCAGAGGACAGGAAGAACAGTGGGGCACTGCAAGGCAAGCCCTCTTACGACCTGGAGCAGATCAAGCGGGACACCATGAACAACACAGACATCAAGTTTTAGGAGGGCCTATGGAACTGAACAAACTGACACCACGGCAGGCGTTGATCTATGACGCACTGATCCCGCCCGGCATGCCGGTGAGGGGCAAAGAGCTGGCGCGGCGGACGCGCATTAGCGAGCGGGACTTGCGATCGGAGCGCAAGGCCATGCAGGAACAGGGCGTGCCCATCGTCACCGGTGACTTTGGGTACATGCTGGTGGACGAGAACAACCCGGAGCCGCTGCTGCGGTACGCCAAGCGGCTGAACGCTCACGGCGATGAAGAGCTGGCCACGGCAGCAATGGCCCAGCAGATCTATGAAAGGCTGGTGACGGCAAGATGATGGTACGATTGACGATACAGGGAGAGCCCCAGGGCAAGGGACGGCACCGGGCTGTGCGCCGGGGTGACCATATTGCTACATATACGCCCAGGAAGACCAAGGACTACGAGGACGAGGTGCGGTTCTGCTACCGGCAGGTATATGGAGATCTGATGGCCTTCGCTGTGGACGAGCCGGTCAGTGCAACGATCATTGCAGCGTTTGGCATTCCTAAGAGTGCCAGCAAAAAGCGTAAGGTGGAGATGATGGCCGGCAGGGTGCTGCCCACAAAAAAGCCGGACACGGACAACATCGCCAAGATCGTGCTGGATGCATTGAACGGCCTGGCCTATCCGGATGACAAGCAGGTGGTGGAGTTGCAAGTGCTCAAGACCTATGACTTGGATGGCTATGTGGAGGTCGAGCTGCGGAACTGGAGGACACGGACAGATGGCTGAACAATGTGCATTCTATGTGCGCTGTGATCGCTGCCAGTATGGCCGCAACCTGGGCAGCAATGAATACGGCTGCCGCAAACACCTGGCACCTGACGGTAAGACGATTAGAAGATTTCTAAAGGAGCGTAAAATCAAATGATTAAATTTGAAAACACTGAAGTTATGGGTTGGGAGGCGGCCATTAGAGGAATGCGCAATCCTATGAATTCTTGGGATAAGAGTGATAGTGGGATTTGCTTTGATACGGTCGCTTGCCATACATGTAGAGCTGATAGAAATCATTGCAAGAGTCGAATGGAAAATAAAGAGTTTGTTGTTGGCTATGACGACATGAATCTTATGACTCGTCTCCGCAATGCCGGCACAGACCATCGTAAGTTTATGCGGATGATTACTGTATACGTTGATATTGCTGCACCTTTATATTGGTGGAAAGAATTTGACACATATAAGGTCGGAACAGTTGCTAACTCTTGTTCAACTATGCACAAGATTGCAGAAAAGGAATTTACGATAGAAGATTTTAGTTGTGAATATCTTGAAAATTCTTGGCTCGTTCATTTGAAAGAAACTATTAAGCTATTGAACGAGGCAAGGGACGCATATCATTGGTGTAATACAGACGCTAAAAAAGAGTGGTGGTGGCAAATGATTCAGCTCTTGCCAAGCTCTTACAATCAGAAACGGACGGTTATGCTGAATTATGAAGTCCTGGCAAATATTTATAAATCTCGTAACAATCATAAGTTGGACGAATGGTCTGTTGGATTTATGGATTGGATTAAGAGTCTTCCATATTCTGAGTTAATTACCGGAAAGGAGAAATAATGGCACGATATTTCAAAGTGGTTGAAATCGACCGCGACAGTTTCATCGGAGCAATGGGTGAAGATTTGGACTGTTGCCCGTTGTATGGTGTATGTGACGGCATTGGTTATGTTGCCATAGACGATACCGAAGATGACGAAATCACCGTTTCTCTCGACATTTTTGAGGAGGTATGACAATGTTCATTTGGCTCACAAGTCCGACAATCGGGCAGGTACTTGTAAATCTCAACCTTGTCACTGCTGTCACCTGCGTACAGGGTAAAAACACTGTCTGTTTTACTGGCGGCGAGGAGGATTATGTCGAGGTTGCGGAGTCTCTTGAGGACATTTACGAGCGGATTCAGTCCGCAGAAAAGAGGTACAGAAAATGACAAATCAAGAAGCGCTTGAAATAATCAAGAACGAAATGCCATACGAAAGTGGCGTGATCAATAAGGCTTTGAATATGGTTGAAAATGCCGTAGAAAAGCAGATACCAAAAAAGCCAGACCTTATCGGTGACGGATATGACGATAATGGCTATTTGATTTACGACACTTGGATATGCCCTTGCTGCCGAACAGATTATGAACTTGATTATGATGACTATAAATTTTGCCCGGAATGCGGACAGAATTTAGATTGGAATGATTTGAAAGGAGAAACAAAATGAAGAAAGCAATGTTGAGCCAGCCGATGGCTGGAAAGAGTGAGGCGGAGATTATCGCTACAAGAGATAAAGCAATCCGGGCATTGAAGGAAAGAGAATATGAGGTCGTGAACACGCTGTTTACTGATGAGTGGTACAGCGATAAGGCAATGAAAGAAAGAGGTGTGGTCAATATCCCGCTATGCTTCCTTGCCAAGTCGCTGGAGAATATGAGCAAGTGCCACGCTGCTTACTTCTGCCGTGGCTGGGAACAGGCAAGGGGTTGTCAGATTGAACACGCCGCAGCGGTGGCCTATGGATTGGAAATTATCTATGAGGAGGACGACGAAGAGGAGGACGACGAATGAACATTCAACTGGACGAACAGGCACTCATGCCTGTAAGAGCACATGATACAGACGCAGGACTTGACTTGTTATCACCGATTGATACGGTTGTTCCTGCACATGGAGCGGTGACCGTTGACACCGGAGTACATATTGAACTGCCGGTACACACAGCAGGATTTCTCAAGTCCAAAAGTGGACTAAATGTAAAATACGGCATTACAAGCGATGGCGTAATTGATGTGGGTTACACCGGCAGCATTGCGGTGAAGCTGTACAACCACAGCGGTGCGGATTATGCCGTGCACCGTGGGGACAAGATCAGCCAGCTGGTGGTGGTCAAGATCGATACGCCGGAGTTGGTGCTGGTGGACAAGCTGGCAGACACCGAACGCGGTAACGGCGGGTTCGGGAGTACAGGCCGCTAAGGAGGCACCCAATGTCAAAATCAAAGCAGAAGAACTACGGAGATGCCAAGGTTATCTGTCCTTACTATGACAGCCAGGAGACGGTACAGATCAACTGTGCACCGGCTGTGTATGATAGTTCCGGGCTGCGTGTGGTATTTCGGTCTAAGGTCAAAAAAGATGAACACATGCGGTCATTCTGCACCTCTTACTGCTGGAAAGGCTGTCCGCTGGCACAGCTGCACGATGACGCATAGCAATGGTATCATCGGGGGGGTGACGAAAGTCACCCTCTTTTTGTTATGCTTAAATCATAGTGAGGTGATCAAGTGGACTGGAATAGGGTGAGGCGAGAATATGTCTCTGGCAGTAAGAGCCTGCGGACCCTGGCAGACGAGTACAGCTGTTCACAGTCCACGCTGCGTAAGAGGGCAGCTAACGAAAAGTGGACGGAGCAGAGGAACGACTACAGGGCCAAGGTGGAACAAAAATATATGGATATGTCTGTGGAGCAGGAAGTCAAGCGCGTTGAACGGCTGCACCGCCTTGCGGACAAGCTGATGGATAAGTTGGACAAAGCCATAGAGGAGCTGAATGAAATGTGCTCCGTGGAGCAGCAAGACGGCGAGTACAAGGTGGTGCGTGTGTCAGGTGTGGCTGTGGACCGTGCCGGCGCCAAACAGATTGCTTCCAGCTTGAAGGATGTAAAGGATCTTCTGAATGTGCGTGACGATCTGGACAGACAGGAGCAGCAGGCGCGCATAGAGCACCTGAAGAGCCAAAGCGACAGCGTAGCTGCAGGCGTACCGGAGGTGCAGGTGGTGTTGTCAGACGAGGTGAAGAAGTATGCCGAGTGAAGTATTGGACCTGGGAACGCCACAGCCTAAGCAGGTGGAGTTCCTGACAGACACTCACAATGTTGTTGCCTTTGGTGGCGCCAGAGGCGGTGGTAAAAGCTGGGTAGTGGACTGCAAGGCTAAGGTGATGAGCTACGCCTGCCCGGGTATTACGCAAATTATTGTGCGTAAGACTTATCCCGAGCTGACGGAAAATCATATTGTGCCACTGACCAGGGCGTTGCAATGCTATCATCCGGATAGGCACCGGCGTCTGGCCGTGTACAACGACAGTAAGAAGACGATCACATTCCCTAATGGCAGTCGCATATTGTTCCGCTATTTGGAGCGAGAGAAGGACCTGGGCCGCTTCCAAGGTACGGAGTGCGATATCATGTACCTGGATGAGGCCACGCAGTTCACGGAGGATATGTTCAAAACTTTGTGGGCTTGTGTGCGTGGTACAAATAGCCATCCCAAAAGAATGTACCTTACCTGCAACCCTGGCGGTGTTGGTCACCAGTGGGTCAAGCGACTATTCATTGATCGGGTGTACGATGAGAATGAGAACCCGGAGGATTATTCGTTCATACAGTCGCTGGTGACAGATAATCAAATACTGCTTGATAACAGCCCAAAGTACCTTCAGCAGTTGGACGCGCTGCCTGCCAAGGTACGCCAAGCATGGCGGTATGGTGACTGGAATGTGTTCTCTGGGCAGTTCTTCGAGGAATGGCGGAATAACCCGGACCACTATACAGACCGTAGGTGGACCCATGTGATAGATCCGTTTGATATTCCTGCCGACTGGAAGGTGTATCGCTCGTTCGACTGGGGGTACAGCAAGCCATTTTCTTGTGGCTGGTGGGCTCAGGGATATGATGGTGTTGTGTACCGCATTAAGGAATGGTACGGCTGCACTTCTCCAAACGAAGGACTGAAACTACCGGCGGATATTGTGTTCCAGAAGATCAGAGAGATAGAAACGCATGACCCGCTGCTGGCGGGCCGACATATTACCGGCGTAGCAGACCCTGCTATCTTCGCCAAGGATGATGGATATTCCATTGCGGAGACGGCAAACAGACACGGCGTGTACTTTGAGCGTGGCGATAACACCCGCATAGCCGGGTGGATGCAGTGCCATTACAGGCTGATGTTTGATGAGCGTGGGTACCCGATGATGTATGTGTTCAAGAATTGTAAGGACTTCATCCGGACCATTCCTTTGATGATGTATGACGAACACAAGGTGGAGGACTTGAATACGGAACTTGAGGATCACGCAATGGATGAGTTCCGTTATTTCTCCATGTTGCAGAAGATACCGCCCAGGCGGAAGATACCGGCCAGAGTGCTGGCAGACGACCCTCTTGACCAAATGAAGAAAGGATATTGATTATGGCTAAAAAGAAAAAGCCGAGTAAGGAAGAATTTATGCAGCACGCCCAGGGGCAGACGGAACCGCAAAAGAAGCCGGAAGATGCCGTAGCGCCCGCTGCTGATGAACGGTCTGATGACCCGATCAAACAGGCGCAGCAGCTGGTGGACGAAATGTCAGCCGAAGAGCCGGAAGAGGAAGAACTGCACACCATTACAGAAGAAGATGTGCAGCGGGCTATGGAGCTGCTGAATAAGTACATGGCTGGTAAGGCGTCCGTAGATGCCCGAGTGGTGGCCAACCAAAACTGGTGGAAGCTGCGACATTGGGGCAACTTCAAGTCAGATCACGGCAAAGAGGGTGACAAGCGCATTAAGCCGGCGTCTGCATGGCTGCATTCCTGCGTGGATAACAAGGTCGCTGACTATATGGACAATTTCCCCGAGCCCAATATTCTGCCGCAGGAAGAGGGCGACAAGGAGACAGCTAAGCAGTTATCTGCCGTGGTGCCGGTGGTGCTGGACGAGAACGGCTTTGAACAGGAGTTTGACCAGGCAGTGCACTCCAAGGTCCTGAACGGTACAGGCATATACGCTGTGGTGTGGGATCAGGACAAGCTGAATGGCCTTGGCGATGTGAGCGTTAAAAAGTGCGATATCCTGAATTTTGCTTGGGAGCCTGGGATTGAGAATATCCAAGACTCGGCCAATCTGTTTCATATCACTTCTGCCAATAACGATGTACTGGTGTCTCAGTATCCGCAGCTGAAGGACCGATTATCCTCTATGCACAGTGTGGTACAAACAGAGTACCAGTTTGATGATACGGTGGACAAGAGCAATCGCAGTCAGGTGGTAGACTGGTACTACAAGGTGAATGTGGACGGCAAGAATGTGGTGCACTATGTGAAGTTCTGCAACGGTGTAGTGCTGTATGCAACTGAGAATGACCCAGAACGGAAGGATACCGGGCTTTATATTGACGGCAAATATCCCTTTGTGTTTGACCCGCTGTTCCGTGTGGCCGGAAGTCCTGCCGGATATGGCTATGTGGACCTCTGTAAGGAACCGCAGGAATATATCGACAAGCTGTCCCAGGCGATGTTGGAAAACGCGATTTGGAGCTCTGTGCCGCGCTATTTGGTGCGTGACGATGGCGAGATCAACGAAGACGACTTCGCGGATACTTCCAAGCATTTCATTAAGGTGGGTAACAATGTGGGCCAGGACACCTATGCGCCAATCGTGATCAATGGCATAGACGGCAACGCCTACAATGTGCTCATGCACAAGATTGACGAGATGAAGGAGACCAGCGGCAACCGTGATGTGTCCAGCGGCGGTACAAGCAGCGGGGTAACGGCAGCCAGTGCAATCAGCGCTATGCAGGAAGCCGGGAGCAAGACTTCACGCTGGCAAATCAAGGGCACATACCGGGCATACAAGGAAATCATCTTGATGGTGATCGAGCGTATTCGGCAGTTCTACGATATGCCTCGTGTGTTCCGTATTACCGGCGCGGATGGATCTGTATCGTTTGAGACCTTCTCCAATCAGAATATGCAGGAGCGGCGTATTGAAACGCTGTTTCCGGACGATGAGTATTACCAAATGCCCAACTTCGATGTAGATGTATCGGCCAGCAAGGCCAGCCCTTACAGTAAACTGGCTCAAAATGAGCTGGCAGTGCAGATGTACAACCTGGGCGTGTTGAACCCGCAGAACGCAGATCAGGCACTGGCACTTCTGGATATGATGGATATTAACCACAAAGACCGCATAGTGCAGCGGGTCCAGGAAAACGGTACGATGTGGAACACGATTCAGCAAATGACACAGGCACTGAACACCAGCAATGAGATCATCAAGCAGCTGACTGGTCAAGATCTGATGAGCGGTCAGGATATGACACCGGGTGCAATGAGTGGTGCAGCGGTGACAGACACGCAGTCGGTGGACACAACGCCGACCGCCAGCGACAGCTTAGGTAATACAGACAAATACCAGGACAACTCTCTTGCAACGCAGGCACGCAAGAGAGTTGCCACAAGCACAAGTCCGGAATAATGACTACGGTACATATTGGCGCTTGCTTCGTGGAACTGAAAGGCCACGCCGATGCGCCACGCAACGAACAGGATCATGACCTGGTATGCGCTGCTATTTCTGCCCTTACCTGCACGCTGGCGGAAGTCGTGCGTAGGGCGTATGTAGCTGGTGCCCTACTGTGTGAACCACAGATCAAGATTTCTCCAGGAAATGTGTGTATTCGTTGCGCACCGATGGCAAATGAGAGTACGGTGCCGGCAGCGTTTACCTTTTTTCGGTGCGGGATGGAAATACTGGCCGATAGCTATCCGGGGCATATCCAAATAAGCTGAAAGGGGGGGTGACATGATCGCCCCCTCTTTTGTTATTATGCGAGTAAAGGGTTCGTCCACCTGATACGGACAGAAAGGAGTTCCTATGAGAACAGACAAATTAATGCCCATGTTGCTGCAGCTTTTCGATGGTGAGGGCGGTGCAGCAGACGGCACCGGCAGTGCGCCCGCCACGCAGAACAATACGGCAGACAATACTGCGCCCGCCACGCAGGATGGTGCTCGTGAGAGCACAGCGGAAGACCTTGACAAAGAGTTTAAGGCTCTAATTAAGGATAAGTACAAGAATGCGTATCAAAAGCACATCAACGCTGCAATGCAAAAGCGGTTCCGTGCTGATGAAGCCGCACAGGCACAGTATGACAGGGTGTTGCCCCTGCTTGATATGCTGGGCGAAAAGTACGGCGCAGACGCTACGGACCCGGAGGCACTCATGCAGGCCCTGGAAGACGACAACAGCTTCTACGAGCAGGAGTCAGTGGAGAAGGGTGTGCCGATCGAGTCGCTGAAGCAGATGCACAAGCTGGAGCGTGAGAACGCTGCATTCCGACAGGAAATGCAGGAACGCGAACGGCAGAACGCAGCAGCGCAGCAGTACCAGCAGTGGCTGGACGAGAGTGAGGCGGTCAAGTCCTTGTATGGGGACGCATTTGACCTGGATGCAGAACTGGCAGACCCTGAGTTTGTCTCTCTGTTAAAATGCCCCGGCATCACGCTCAAGACTGCCTTTGAAGCACGCCACCTTACCGAGCTCACCGGTGGCGCAATGCAGTTTGCAGCCCAAAGCACGGCGAAAGCCGCTGCGGACACGATCCGCTCACGCGGTCATGTGCCAAAAGAGAACGCATCTTCTACCGCTCCTGCGGTCAAGACTTCTGTCAACATTGCTGCCTTGACAAGAGAGCAGCACCAACTCATCAACAAGAAAATTGCGACAGGGGAATTGAAAACGCCGGAGGATATCAAACGATTCCTTAGCGGCAAGTAAAAACCGATCCTCTGTCAGAAACGGAGGAAACATGAATAAGAAAATGAACCTGCAGCTGTTCGATGGCACCGCCAACATGGCTGCAACGACTGACACCGGCCTTGCGGCTGAAATCAAGGAATATTACATTAAGGAGCTGTTGGAGAATGCCAAGCCCAAATTGGTGCATGGTCAGTTCGGGCAGAAAAAGCCAATTCCGCGCGGCTCCGGCAAGGTAGCAGAGTGGCGTAAGTTTTCCAGCTTGCCGCCCGCTCTTACCCCGCTTGTAGAAGGTGTAACGCCTAATGGCACCAAACGGACTGTGACCGCCATTAAGGCCACTGTGAGCCAGTATGGTGACTACATTAAGCACACCGATATGCTGCAGACCGCCGCGTTCGATAATGTGATCGTGGAGGACTGCAAAGAGCAGGGCAACCAGGCGGGCAACACCATTGACCTGGTGACACGAAATGCTATGCAGGCAACCACCAGCGTGGCTTATGCCGGCGGCAAGACTTCTCGTGATACACTGACTGCGGCTGACAAACTGACCGTGGCTGATGTAAAGAAGATGGTCAACGAGCTGAAGCGTCGGGATATTACCCCCATTGATGGCTACTATGTCTGCATTATCCACCCTGATGTGGAGACGGATATTATGCTGTCCAGCGAGTGGGAGGAGATGCACAAGTATGCGGACACCACCGCTCTGTTCGAGGGCGAGATCGGTAAGATTGGCAAGTGCCGTTTTGTCGATTCTTCCAACGCTAAGATTTACAAGCAGACTTCCGGCTCCAAGCTGGCCGTGTACGGCACGCTGTTCCTGGGCGCCAATGCTTACGGCGTTACCGAGCTGGACGGCCTGGGTCTGGACTATATCGTTAAGCCGCTGGGCTACGGTGATGATCCGCTGAACCAGCGTAGCTCCACCGGCTGGAAGGCTACGCACGGTGCAAAGATTCTGAACGAATATGCCATCATTCGTTTTGAGAGCTGTAGCTACCGCAGTGCAGACACCAGCACCACGGAAAACTGATTGGAGGACTATTCAGAATGGCTGAGAAGAAAGAATTGGCTGAGAAGAAAGAATTGGCTGAGAAGAAAGAATTGGCTGAGAAGAAAGAAACTGCACCTAAGTGGAAAATGGTGCCTGTGCTTATTCCGCTGGACCCGATGAACAACGAGAGCCACATGTTTGCTTCTGTGGCGGGCGTTGGCTCATATCAGATCGAGCGTGGTATCCCGGTAGAAGTGCCGGAGCCGATTGCAGAGGTAGTCAACCGCAGACTTCAGATGGATGCAGAGAACGCCAAGCTCATTCAAAAGCTGGCTGCACAGGCAGCCGGTATGTAACCGACAAAGGGCGGACGGAATATTCCGTCTGCCCTTTTTACTATGAGGAGGGAACAACAATATGACGATTGCGGAAGCAGTCAACCAGGCGGACAAGCTGTGCCCCAACACGACCTTTTCGATGAACGAAAAAATCGCCTGGCTGAATAGACTGGATAAACAAATCAAATTGGAAATTATGGACGCCAGAGAGGGCGCACCTGCCTTTGCCGGGTACACGGAGAAAACGCCGAATACCCAGGAACTGCTTGTGCCGTCCCCTTATGACGAACTTTACATACATTACTTGCAGTCCCAAATGCTGCTGTATACCGGTGACTTCAACCGATACAGCGCTGTAAATTCTGTATTCAATACAATGCTGGACTCATTCCGTAACCAGTACAACCGCACGCACGCGGCCAAGAATGTGCCGCTGCGCTTTTAGGAGGTGCGTTCATGCAAAGACCAGTGCTTAGCAATGTAAGCAACAACCGAGAGATGATCTCCACATTCCTTGGCTATAACCACCGAGTTGTGCAGCAGGCTGGAGAGTTCTTTAATACCGAGAATATCACATTGGACGATTACCCTATGCTATCCAACCGCGCACCGATGAACCGGTACAAGTATCCGGAGTTTGATGGCGAGGTTGTAGGTGAAATTTACACATTAGATGGTGATGAGCGTGTGTACAATCGGATGTCGATTGTGAATAGTGCGTTTCAGGTCCACAAATATGGCAAAGCAGGGGACGAAATAGGAAGCTCTTTGGAACCGAAAATTGTAGTTCGGAGGGTTATGACCATTCGCTACTTTATTCGTTTTAAGGCGGCATTGAAAGAAAAAATTGCGGTGAGATTAGGACCAGATGGTTCGAATCCGTATAGTTTCGATGAAGCAGTTTCGTATATTGGATTTGACGCTGCTCCGTATGCTGATGTGTGTATTCATATTGGATCAGACGAACACACTTTTGATAATGGCGTTTTATTTGCGCTTGGCAAGAATGTGAAGATGGAAACCGAAACGGATAAAGTCTTAGTGGTCGATACGATCTATAGGGAATATGAATTGGAAGCACAAAGACCCATTTACAAGGACGAAACACAGCAGAACGCTTCTGATAAAGAAATTATTGATGCGTTAGAGCAGGAAAGCCTAAACCATACACAGACCGATGTAGAATGGTTTAACACACGTGATCCACGAGCATTTACATTCATTGATGTGGCGGCTTCCGGTAAGAATGTTGGCTGCCTAATTAAAAATCAGAAGATAACAGCAGCGTTTAACGATGTTTTGTACTATGGCGGAGGCCATTACAGCTTCAGAGAAAAGCTGTCCGAATTGCAAGCCGTGGATGGCAAATTGCAGTTGTTAAACTTCGGTACAAAAATCCTAATCTTCCCATACGGATTGTATTTTGACACGGAAGAACCGGACAAGGGTGTGCTGCCGCTGGCCTTCGACAAGACGACTGACACTTATTTCGGCTGCGATATGTGCAGTGCGGACGGTGCTCCGTACACGCGGTTGATATATAGTGCTGCAAAACCTGCCGGCGCTGCTATAGGTACTTATGTTGTGCGGTCAAGCGGTGACCTAATGGCCGTGCGAGGCAATGGCGAGTTCAATACGGTTGCGGCTGCCAGCGCGTGGAAGCGGCAGGATAAAGACCCTGGCACAAAAGGCAATGACTATTGGCTGGATACCACCGGGACAACAGGTAGCGGACTTAAAAAATTTAGTCAGGGTACGCTATACAAAAATGAAGATGGTGCTTGGGTGGCAGTCGATAATGTGCTGTTTTCAAATACTTGGTTCTACGCATACTGGGTAGATACCACTAACGATGATGCACCTGTGTTCAAGGCTTATTCTGCCACAGCAGACGATTGGATCGCGGTTCCGGTGACCTATGTGCTTGTGGACACGACAAATATCAAAGACGATATACTTGCTTCCGTTAAGGCAGGTGATACGGTCAAGTTCTCGGTGTCTGCAGGTAAGAGTGTGTTCGTTACCGAATGGGCGAATGTACATTCTGTAGCCGATGACGGCAGCCGGCTGATTGTTAAGGGCCTTCGGCGTGCTATCGATTCCACATATCACTGTCCAAACAGAATAGAAAAAGTGCTTCCGGAATTTGACTTTGTCACTGTAGCACAAAACCGCGTGTGGGGCTGCAAGTACGGCAAAGATTCCGCAGGTAAGCATATTAACCAAATCTACGCCAGCAAGCTGGGTGATCCGACCAACTGGTATTGCTTTGAGAATACGGCATCTGACTCCTACGCATTGTCCCTGGGTGATGATGAGCCGTTTACCGGCGCGGTGTCCTTAAACGATATGCCGTACTTCTTCAAACAAAATAAGATTTATGGCATTTACGGCGGCTATCCGGCGGCATACCAACGCATTGCCATTGAAGATCGCGGCGTTGAAAATGACTGCTCCGGCTCATTGGCGGTGCTGAATGGAGCAGTATTCTATAAGTCGCTGGACGGTGTGTGTGTATTTGACGGTAGCACGGTGACCAACATTTCCGCTGCCCTGGGTAACACACGATACACAGAAGCCAACGCCGGAAGTTCCCTTGGTAAGTATTATATCTCCATGAAGAACGAGACGGACGGCGGCTACGAGACCTTTGTCTATGACCTGAATACCAGCCTGTGGGTGCGTCTGAACGGAATGCGGTATCTGCACTTTATCACGGATTACACCGGGTCGGTCTATGCAATGGACCCGAACTGTATTTTCCATGAACTTGGCCGACACAACGAGACAGCTTTGTCCGGACTGGAACTGTACAAAACGGAAGACAAGGTGGAATGGTACGCGGAGACCGGTGCCATAGACTTTTCGTACCCGGATAAGAAGATCGTCAGCCGTATTAACCTGCGGGCTAAGATCGCGCTGGGCGCTGTGCTCAAAGCGTTTATCCAGTACGACAGCAGCGGGCAGTGGATCCAAATGGGTGTGTTGACCGGTAATGGTACACCGAAGACGGAAGTATTGAATATCGTTCCGCAAGCCTGTGATCACTATGCGCTGCGGCTGGAAGGCTGCGGAGATATTCGGGTGATCAGTATTGCAAACACAATGACTTTAGGGAGTGACTTATGACTTTTAACATTGGTAAGCCGTCTGACGGCGTAACGGATAGTCAGCGGATACAGCGTCTGTATCTGTACCTGAACCAGATGGCAGATAAGTTGAATTATGCGCTGAACAACATGGACGAACAGAATCTGACGCGGACTTTTTTGGCGTCATTAACCAATGGCGGAGACGGTGATCAGCGGAGTACAAAAGGCCTGAAAACGGAGCAGGTGGACGAGATGATCCGGGACGGTCGGTCATCCGCTCTACTGTTCAGCGGGAGTACCGCAAAGGCTGGCGATACGATCACTCTGAATGACAGCGTGGACAACTACCGCTTTCTGCTTATCCGCTTTAGCAATAGCTGGATGCACGCCCTGTGCCCTATTCTGGACGGAGACCGTAACTGCACTGCCGTTCGCGGATCGCATACGAACATTGGCGCAACAGACAGTTTTACTGTGTGGTCCGTGGACGGCGACTATGCAGGAAATACGGTGACGATTGACAGCTGCTATTCTGCCAATGTGAAAAGCGGCAGCGTGAAAATCACAGCACGAACAATATCGCATATATGGGGGATCAGATAAATGGCAAAGAGCAAACCCAAACAGACGGCTGCGCAAAAGAACCTGAGCAGCTGGACAAAAACAGTCAATAAGTATAGCGGCGGATGGACCAATTCCAAGGACTATAAAGCACTGATGAAGTCCAAGGAAAAGAAGGACATGGACGCCAGTGTCAAAGGCTACAATTCTCTGTTAAACGGCGGCTATGGCGGATATGCCAAGGCAAACGGCTTGACAGATTATACCGCCCGGCTGCAAAACATGCTGGGTGGCATCTTGAAATCAAAGTTTTCCTATGACGCAGACAATGACGCTGCATACCAGGCCTATAAGGCACAGTACCAGGCGCAGGGCCGTAATGATATGCTGGACACTATGGGCCAGATGGCGTCAGCAACAGGTGGCTATGCATCCTCTGCGGCGACTACGGCGGGTAATGCTGCCAACCAGGCACAGTTAAACAATCTGTCTAATATACAGTCGCAGCTTTTGTCCCTGGCGTATCAGAAATATGACCAACAGCAGCAAGGCAAGCAGAACGCCTATGACCTTCTTGATGGTGTGAATCAGCAGCAGTATGGACGGTATCAGGACGCTGTGGGCAACGCCTATAACAAGATGGATTACAACACGAATCGGTTCAATACTTCCTATTCCAACGGTTACACGAAATGGAACGATGATCGCAGCTTTGCCTCCGGTCAACAGCAGTATTACGGCAACCTGAACGAGAGCCAGCAGGCACGCAAACAGGAAAGGGCTATTGCCGATCGGAACAACAAACTGCAGCGAAAAATTCTTAACAAGAAGTAAGGAGGGATTGGATGAGTTACAGTTCTAAGACAAGAAAAGCGCTTGGCAAGGTGAAACAGTCTGCGGCAACCAAGAATGCACAGAAAAACAGGAACGACTATGACAAGAAACTCAGCGCAATTGGCCCTTACCGTAACGGCACATTCGCTAAGATGGTAGAGGGTGCGGTGGATGATATTCTCAATCGCCGTGCCCAGTCTTCCAATTTCGGCAACGCTGATGTGTTCGGCGATTATGCCAGAGATTATGCGGCGCTTTCTAAGCTGGCAGCAGCGGACACGCAGACTAACGCAGAGGAGAATATGGCCGGTGGCTATGACACGGACTACACCGTTCCTGCTGCCCAGCAGAGCTATATGAACGGATTGGCCGGTCAGAATGAGGACTTGCTGTCCAAACTGTCTACGGCAAACCAAATCCGCTCCGGGGAAATGGAGAATAAAGCCGCCGGTGGGCAGCGAGCCAACGAGGCCGGTGCGTTTGATTATCAAAAGTACCAGGACAAGGTGAAAGCTTTACAGAACGCACGCTCTCTGTGGGACGCAGCGGTGGAAAAGACCGGTGCGGTAGATAGCCAGGCATACAGTGATAACCTGTCCTTCCTTAGCGATATGGCTAAATACGAGGGCAACTTGGGTGAGAGCAAGGCGGACAGAGCGCTCTCCAAGTGGAAGGCTGATCAGGATTACCAGCTGGATGTACTGCAGTGGAAAAGGCAGCAGGAGGAAGCTGCCAAGGCTGCAAAAGCTGCCAAGGCCGCACGCTCTTCTCGCTCTTCCAGATCCAGTGGACGCGGTGGCTACGGTGCTGGTTTTGACACTGGCGGTAAGAGAAAAAATAAGGTGAAGCCGGAATATCATGGCGTACCAAAAAGTGAGATACTCGCTTTGGGGTATGGCCCAATCAGCGAGGCAAAATTCGACTACCTTATTGATAGCAAGGCGGTTGAGATTAAAGAGGATAAAAACGGTAATCTGCATGTGAAGAAACGCAATGTGAGCATACCGCCCAATCCCGGGAAGCCGAACTTTAGTTTGGGTACAAAACTGTTTTGAATGGCGAGGAAAAACTATGGATATTAGAAAAAGCAAAAATTTTGCCAAAGTGGTACAGCATTCTGGTGCAGCTGAGCGCGTTGCTGAGGACACAAGAAAAAATTCCAGATTTTACAATCCTAAAAAGAAAAGATATGAGTATGACGACCCGGAAGAGGAGATCGCTGATGTATTGGCCCGCAATAGCTATAGGCGTAATGAAGTGCCTGAATATCATCAGCAGACGCCGGAGGAGAGTCTTGCACAGCGGCGCAAAATTATCCGTGCGGCCGATGATCGGAGTGATCTTGAACGCTTGCAGGATGAGCGCAGATCCTATGCACGGCAGTATGGTGGTCAAACACGCAACACCATAGACAAGCTGATTGGTATCGCATTGGAGCGGACGGATAGCGAGCGCGCCGCGAAAATGCAGAAAGAAGCCAACCGGCACATGGCTGCGCTGGATGAATATGATAAGAAAATACAGGAGATGGAGGAGTACGAGCGGCGACAAAAAATCGTCGACAAATATTCGGATATTCCTAATCAAAAAGATTATGCTGCTAAGTCAAAGCAAATCGACAAGTCCAATCAGGACGATGTATATCGCAAGGTGAACGGATTGTCTGAGTCCATTGCCAGTGTTGCCAGTAATATAGGCACGGACAATGTGGCGATGTGGAATAACCGCATGACCAAAACGATGGACGATGAGAAATATCGCCAAATGACTGATGTGCAGCGGGGCACATACAATTATCTGTATAATACACAGGGCGCAGACGCTGCAAATGAATATATATCAGCAATTAACAAGGATTTGCAGCAAAGAGCAACCGACGCAGCTGTAGAGTCGCAAAGGGAAATGGTTAAAGACGGTGCTGTTGGTGCCACCGTGGCAAATATCGCTTCTGTTGGTGAAAATCTAATGAGTGCACCGGGTTTTATCACCAGCGCAGCAGCTAAAGCAACCGGCCATTCTGTAGATGATACATACGATATTTTTAATCTGTCCGGAAAGATGGCTAACGCTACTCGCGAAACGACCGCAGAAGAAATTGCGAATCAGGACTATTGGAAAGATAAAAATACCATTTTTGGAAACACCGGTTCTTGGATCTACAATGCAGGAATGTCTATGGCTGATTCTGTCGCTGCTATGCTGGTCGGTAAGAGTCTCGGCGTGGGCTTAGCAGGGGGTGAAACGAGTGGTGCGACACTTGAAAAGGTAAAGAACATTACTAAAAAAGCCACCTCACTGATCATGTCATCACAAATGGCAACGCAGACAGTTACAGATATGAAAGAAAAGGGCTTTTCTGACGATCGTGCACTGGGCGTAGGTGCATTATATGGCGCAGTTGAATATATCGCTGAAAAGCTCGGCTTAGATGGGATCCTCGGTGCCGGCGGCAATGTGTTTGCCCGCCTTGGAAAGAGTTTTGCGGCAGAGGGTTCGGAAGAAGTAGCCAGTAATATCCTTGATCGCATTGTCGATACACTGGCAAACGGCAACCAAAGCAAAATGATGGCTGCTTTTGATGAATGCCGTGCCCAGGGATTGAGCAATTCCCAGGCGCTTGCCAAAGTCGTGTCTATGGCGGGGCAAGAAGATTTATCAGCTTTCTTAGCCGGTGGCCTGTCCGGTATGGCGATGAGCGGCGCAAACGAAGCAATCATGTCCGGAGAACGGCATTTGCAGCAGGATATTTATGGCAAGAATTTGCGCCGCAGCGGGAATGCTGGAGAGTTGATTGACGCCGGGCTGACAGCAGATAAGAATTCTAAGCTGTATCGCATTGCCGCCGAGCTGGCTGATGCAGAGGATAGCGGCAAAACTATATCCAAGCGGCAGCTGGGCAAGCTGGCTATGGAAATGCAGACCAGCGATGATGCTGCGACTACGCAGGCTCAAAAGATCGTGTTGGAGGACGCTGTGCGCCAACGGCTGCAAGACAGCGGCGTTAAGAATGTGAACAAGGCCGCCAGCCGCTTTGTGAGTAGCTATTTCGACGGCGAAGGGAAGATTAAAGGGGACAAGACCACAAAGGCCCTGTACGCCGAGTTGCAGGACAATAGCACCGACTGGGCACAATCCACTACCCGCAGTATGGCCTATGAAATGCTGCGTGGCGGTTCTTCTGCTGCATATATGAATGAACTGCTTGTAAACCCAAAAGCAAAAGGGTATAATGAGTTTAAGGACACCTATGGTGGTATCACTGAGGCTGAAATTGCCCAGTTGGAGCAGGAACGCTTAGAACAAGAACCTGCCGAACAGAGAGAGACTGAGCACGGCTCTGCGGACACGAGTTATAATGCGCTGGTCACTGAAGCTGCCACGCCGGTGGACTTGCAGCGGGCAGAGCCTGTGCCGGAGAGCCAAGTGAAAGGCGTCCTTAAGGTCCAGGACGGCCATACCGTGGTCGAGCTGCAAGACGGTACGAAGACCACCACGGATTATTTGCAGTTCAACAACCCCAACACCAAGGCGGTTTACAAGAGCGCTGCCAAGTTTGGCTCCCTGGGCGCTTATGCGCTGGTAAAAAATTACGACAGCAAGGTCAACCCTTATTCCTATCTGCACGCGGCGGAGAGCTTTTACAACGCCGGTGCGTCAGGCAAGATTACATTTGACCAGGCAGCCAATACACTGTCTGCACCGATTGAAATGGGGATTATGGACCGTGGTGCTGCCAATGAGTTGTTCCTGAGCGGTCAGGAGCAGTCTAAGGAGATCGGCACCACCAAGACCGCCGTTACCAAAGCAAACAAGAACCAGGGCGGCGTTGTAACGCTGACCAGAGAAGCTACGGTTACCCCGCAGGAAAAGGAAGTCCTGGATCGTGTGGCGGCCAAGACCAAGCTGGATATTGTGCTGGACGGCAGCCTGGAAAGCAACGATAACGGCTATATTGATCCTGCCAATGGCAAGGTGGTGCTGAACCCGGACAGTGGGCATATCTACGCCACACTTATGCACGAGCTGGGCGAGTACACCCACGCCTACAACACGGCGGAAATGATGGACGCCTGCCGGCCGATTGTGGAGTATATGCTGGCAACCGGCGATTATGCGCACGATGACAAGATTGACCTGCTGCAGAAATATGTAGATGGGTACAGCGAGAACGGCAAGCAGTATTCTATTGAAGATGCCGTCAGCGAGATGATCTTTGACTTCATCAGTGGTGAAGCCAGCACGCAGGAGGGCGGCGAGAAGTTCGCCAAGTGGCTGGCGGAAGATACCGACCTGACCCAAAAAGAAAAGAAGTCCGTTGTGGAAAAGATCAAGGACTTCTTTACAAAGCTGCTGGACGCTGTGCGCAGCGTAATTGAGGGACAGGGCACACTGAATACCACTGCGCGAGCCGGTCAAAAGGCGGCGCAGCAGGTGCCGGTGCTGGATAACTTCTTTAACGCACTGGACAATGCCATTGACAACCGCCAAAGAATGTTAGAAGGTAAGCATGGCGGTGAAGCAGAAAATAGTCAGTCCGAAATTCGCCATTCTATTGAAATTACAGAAGACGGCGAACCGTGTGTCGTTATTGATAATGATGTACTGGCTGGCGTGTCCAAGTCGCGGTGGGCGACAAAAATCAAAAATATTTTGTCTGAATATAAATCAGGTGTAGATTTGTGGGGTGGCGTAGTCAAAGTAAATGCCATTAGCAAAAATGAGTTTTTGAATTCAAAATACTCTCAGTACCTTAAAGCAAAGGAAAAGACAGCCTACAAAGATAAACTGCTATCCGCACAGAATTTGGATGAGATCCTGAAATCCGGCAAAAACAAAAAGATTGAAGACTTGAAGCACAGCCGAAATGATAGCTTCAAGCAGTTTGCACATTCTGATGTGCTCCTTAAGGTTGGTGAAAACGGATATACCGCTGATGTGATTATTGGCATAACCACACAGAACGCGATGGTGTTCTATGATATCGTGGATATGCGGAAGGCAGATGTGAAAATAAAAAACGCAACCCCTCAAGGCTATGCAAATAGCAGGAAGCCTTTTAAGCAAGGGATTGCGTCTGACAACAAGGTAACACAAAATGGACCTGATGTCAATACTCATTCTATGCAGAACGAGCAAAAAAATGCACAGAACGGCAAAAATGACACCCGGCATTCCTTGGAAGTGGATCGGGAATACCAGCGAGCCGGTGAAGAGCAAAAGGCAAAGATCATTGAGCAGCAGGCAAAAGAATGGGGCGCATATACCGATGCAGACGGCAAACCGGTAAAGCTATATCACGGAACCAGTCAGTTTGGCTTTACTGAATTTGACCTGAATAAAATGGGTGATGGTCGCAGTATTTTTATGACCAGCGACCCGGTGATCGCTTCTACCTATTCCGGCGTGGAAGGCGGTAAAAAGATCAGTGAGCGCAACCAGGTGGATGTGGACACGGTGTCCAATAAAGAACTGGCGACCTTGCTTAATCAACACGCTCAAGAGCCTACGGTGGACTACGATTACTCCGTTATGGATATGCAGGGAAGAAACGACCTGATCACGCATGTGAATGGTGAATTGGAATGGCTGAAAGGCGAAGTCGATCGGGAAATTGAACAGTTTAACGGTGACGGAGAGACCGTGCGCAAGTTGCAAGACTTGAAAAATGCATTGGATAAAAACAGTTATGACCAGCTGTCCACCAAGATCTATATGCTACTGCACCATGGAGATACATTCCGCAACAGCGCGGAACAAAGCCAAAGGATCAGTCAAGCTGAACAGGATGTTCGACTGCTCAATCAGGTGCGTCAACTGGACCATGCAGAACCGATGATTGTTGAAAAAGCCTTAGGCGGATATAGTATTGACTTGCTCTCTGTGGAAGAAGCCAAAAACAGACTGAAGCAGTGTATCAACAAGGGTAATTATTCCTTGTATGCTAAGCTGGAAAATCCGTTGGTGGTGGATGCTTTCGGCGATTACTGGAATGGGCTGGATTACAGAGTGCCACAGGATCGATACGAAGTGCGAAACCAGTACGGCGCATACCAAGTCTTTGACCGCAATACCATGCAGCCGGCGTGGATTGACGGCAAAATGAACTGGAATACTGCAGCGGAAGCGCAGCAGGCGTTGGGTACTTTGACGGACAACAAGATGGATAAGCGGCTCACGACAACCCGGGATATTGCCGAGTACGCAAAGGCCAGCGGCTATGACGGCATTGTCTTTAAGCGCATTAAAGACAGTGGCGGAGAAAATGTCAAAGTCCCCAGCGACAGAGAAGCAGATGTCTATGTCGCCTTCAATCCCAATGCGGTAAAGTCTGCGGATACAATCACCTATGACAATGACGGTAAGATCATTCCGCCCAGTAAACGCTTTACAGATCAGTCCGATATTCGGTACTCAAAGCAAATAGAGGTTGACGAATTTGACGAGGCTGGATATGATGTGATTAACACCACCGGCAAAAAGCGGTATGCGGACTTAAAGCGTGAGGTTATGACTTGGGACGCAGACCGCCACATGAATGAGGTGCGCTGCATTACCATTGGCAGCGGATTTTATGCTTACAAAATGCTGGATACGCCCACAAGGGATATTTTAGTGTACAAACCATTGGATACAACTGCAAGGAGAGAGTACAATGAACTTAGAAAGTCAGTCCAGAACGGATCTGGCAAAACTTCTTATCGAGCTGCTGATCTCATTAGACGCTTCAGAGACGGCAATCGGGACAATAGTAACCTATCTGGGAAGCAGCAAAGAGAATTTCATCACGATGTTGAATTCAATCGCGGATCGTTACGAGAAGAAGGGAACGGTAACGGAGGAAGAACTCCTGAAAATGTGCGTAATGATCAGCTGCAAAAAGGACTAAACGCTGACAGTCGCAAGTCCAAGAGTATAGACGACACCGGGCGTACTTCTCTGCTGCGGGATGACAAGCGGTTGGACGAGATGAACATTACTCTGCGCCAGGTGTTTGACAGTCAGGAGCTGGAGACCGGGCACCATACTTCTCAAACTCAGGTACAGCGTGTGGCCCGGCAGCTGAAAAAGTCCACCGGCAGCAAGATGGACACACCCCGCCTGATGGTGCAGCTGAAAGGGCTGTTTGACTACATTGGCAACAACGATGATGTGACCTTTTCGTCTGTCATGGACCAGGCGAAAGAAATTGCCCATGAGCTGCTGGATAGCACTCCGGAACACACGGTGCGTGACGAATACGCCCAGGAGGTTTTGGACACGCTGCGGGGTATGGCAATCACGCTGTCCGATGAGCAAAAGGCGGAGACGGCTTACCACCATGATCGGTATGGCAACTACCGCAAACGACTGTTTGGTGCGGTCAATCTGGCTAAGAATGGACAGTCTTTGGATAGCGCTTGGCAGGAGCTGGCTGAACTGTACCCGGGCACTTTTGATGCTGAGGAGAATAGCCAGAACATGCCGGAGCGACTGCTGGAGATCGTGGAGGAGTTGAAAGACTCTTATTATTCCTATGACGGTATGGACATGGACGATGCTGCCACTACCGTGGCCTATGATATTTTTGATGCGTACATGGACACTCCGGAGTACAAGACCTATGCCCAGCGACAGAACGATCGCTTTACTGCGATGCAGAACAAATACCGCAAGCGGCTCCAGTCCGTTAAGGATGATTACCGCCAGCGGTATGAAGAGAAGTTGAAGGCGGTACAATCCAAGAGTCGGCAGGACAAAGCAGATATGCGTACCCAGTACGCCGATCAGCTGAAAGCCCAGCGGCAGCTATACGCAGAACGGCGGCACCGCGATGTGGAAAAGCGGCGCAAGACGGTGCAGAAGAACAAAATCAAGAAGCAGATACTGGACTTGATGAGCCTGGCGGCAAACGGCGGCAAAGAGCGCCGGGTGCCCAATGGACTTCTGGACAGCGTGAAAGAACTGGGTAGGGCTGTGGTTCTGGACGGCAAGGCCGGGGAGAGGCTGGACAGCTACCTGAATAAGGTTAGAGACGGCTTCGACAAAATAGAAGGCAATGATAGCCAAAAGACCGAGTATGCCACTCTGGTGGAGGACTACAACAATCTGTTTAAGGGACAAATCCTCCAGTTAAAGGAGAGCATTGGCGACAAGTCCATTAACGACATGACCGCTGATGAGCTGGAACAAACCTATCAGCTGATCCGGTCGGTCAAAAAGGCTGTTACCAACAGCAACCGCCTATTCAAGGCAGAGAAAACTGCTACGGTGGAGAGCCAGGGCCAGCAGATCATTCATGAACTGAAGGGCAGCAAAAAGGATCCCAATGGTAAGAAGACCAACGAGCGTATCGAGTTTATGAAGGGCTTTGGCTACAACGCCTTGAAGCCGGAGTATTTCTTCAGAATGCAAGGCTCGCCTACGCTGGAGAAGCTATACCACAACTTGCGCGGTGGTCAGGACACCTGGGCCCGGGATTGCTACGATGCGCGGCAGTATTCTCAGCGATTGAAAGAGAAGTACCATGCCTACAACTGGAACCCAAAAAGGACCTTTACTTTGGATACCCAGTACGGCGAAAAGCTGAAATTCAATTTGCAGCAGCTGCTCTATTTGTATGCGCTCAGTCGGCGCGAACCGGCAATGCAGCACTTGACCCAGGGCGGTATGGTGTTTGACAAGGTATCTACCCGCTCCAAGCGGGGCAAGCGCATTGTGGAGCTGACGGACAACACGGCACACCCGCTGACCGTGGAAGACATTGCCAAGGCCACGGATATGCTCACCAAGGAGCAGAAAGCCTACGCCCAGGATATGCAGCGCTATTTGGCAGATACAATGGGCGCTAAGGGCAACGAGGTATCTCGGGTGATGTACGATATGGACCTGTTTACGGACAGCGACTATATCCCCATGCGTTCCGCCGGTGATTATGTGCAGTATATTCAGGACAAGGCCAATGGTGACGCCAAGATCAAGAACAGCGGCTTTACAAATCAGCTGAATGTACACGCCAACAATGCCCTGGTCATTTCGTCTTTCGATGATGTGTGGGCCAATCATGTAAATGATATGGCGTTGTATCATGCGTTCACGCTGCCGCTGGAGGACTTCCAGCGGGTGTACAACTACCACACCCAGGTTGGCGAAAACGGTACGGTATCGCAGGCGGTGCGTGGCTATATGGACACGGAGTCCAAACGGTATATTGAGCAATTCATCCGAGACCTGAACGGCGGTGTGCGACCGGACAATGGCTCACGGTATGTGAACAAGGGTATCAGTCTGTTCAAGAAGGGTGCCGTGTTTGCGTCTGCTTCTGTGGCTATCCAGCAGCCATCTGCGATCGCCAGAGCGATGGCAGTGATTCCGGCTAAGCATTTTGTGGCCACGACTGTTAGCAAGCGGGATTATGCGCAGCTGAAAAAGTACGCCCCGGTGGCTATTGTCAAGGAGATGGGCTATTTTGATACCGGAATGGGCAAGACGGCCACGGACTGGATCAACTCAGACAAGCCGCGCGGCTTTGGCAAAAAGCTGCGAGCGCTGGTCACGGACAGCGACTACCGGGACAGCGTGCTGTCTGCGTTGCCGGAAAAGGCGGATGAACTGACCTGGGCACATATCTGGAATGCCTGCGTACACGAGGCCAAAACAGATTTTCACCTGACCGGTGAGGCTGCATACCAGAAGGCCGGGGAACGGTTCTCTGAAGTAGTAGACCGCACCCAAGTGTATGACTCTGTATTTTCCCGATCGGGTATGATGCGTTCGTCTGATAACGCTATGAAGATGGCAACGGCCTTCATGGCTGAGCCTACCACTTCTCTGAACATGCTGGTGGACGCTGTGTACCAGGTGAAGAACGGAAATGCCCCCAAGTCCTATGGCGCAAGGGTTGTTGGATCGCTTGTGGCAGCTGCGGCGCTCAACTCTATTCTTCAGTCTATCGTTACAGCAGCACGAGACGATGATGACGACAAGACTTACCTGGAAGTGTACCTCGGTCAGCTGCTGCCGAATATGTGGAGCAATTTGAACCCGGCAGGACAACTTCCGATGCTGAAAGATGCAATCTCTATATTTATGGGCTACGATGTGAGCCGGGCAGATATGAACCTGCTCATAGATCTGCGTGATGCTGTTCAAGCTATGGACAGTGACACCATCAGCACTGGCCAGAAGATCAACCGCTTGGCCGGCGCCTTGTCCGCCTTTGTCGGTCTGCCATACAAGAACGTAGCTCGGGATGTGCAATCTGTATTCAATGTGATCCACAAGGCCACATTGGATATGCACACCGGCGCAACCGGCACCAAGGAAGTGTTTAATGACGAGATGAAGGGCCAGCTGCTCATTGATGATTTGCTGGAGAAGTTCGGCATTGAGATGTTCCCGGATACAGACAAGTCTGCAAAGCTCTATAAGGCTGTATCTACCGGCGATCAGGAGATCGTTGATCGTATGCAGCGAGAGGCCGGAGACGATGAGACCTTTAACCGTATGCTGGTGGCTGCGGTCAAGGCCAATGACCAGAATGCCGGCAAGGCTGCGCAGGCTCATTTGGAGGGTGACTATGACGGCTTTGATGCTCGGCTGCAAGATATTATCAAGCTGGGCTTTAGTGACGAGATCGCCGTTAAGGCAGTAGATGGTATTGAGTCCGCCGCCAAGGCATTAGTCACGGCCAAGGAGAATGACGACGGCACAGAAGAGTATAAGGCGGAGTACAAGGAGAAGTTCGACCAAGTGGTAGCCACCGGCTTTGATGCCAAGGCGCTGGAGAAGTATGTGAGCGATCATGTAGACACCAGCAATGAGCCTAAGGGCAAATTGAAGTCGCGCTATGATTACAGCGATGTGGCGTTGGCGATCAGTAAGAATGACAACTCTGGCACCAAGCGTATGCGCCAAGACCTGATAAACACGGCTGTCAAGAACGGCTATACCAAGGACAAGGCCGAGGATATGGTGGACAAGGCCATACGCCGAGAGTTCGCCAAGTCGGATGAACGGCTGCTGCGTGCTGCGGAAGCCTATAAGGTTGGCGCGTTTGATACATACGAGGCGAATGTGCGGGCCATTGCTTCGGATGACTACTTCACGATGGATGAAGTGGCAACGATGGCTAAGGGCCATACCAACAAGACCGGCATACCGTACAGCAGCTCCGATGTGGTCAAGGCTATGGATACCAGTTCCGGCAAAGTGAAAAGCATTATCTCACAGCTTGAGAAAGCCGGAAAAGCGGGCAAAGACGGTGCTTATATTAAGAGCCGCATTACCGCTGCGTACAAGGATAAGTACATTAAGGGCGATGAAACCACCCGCCGAAATATTCGACAGAAGATGTACAACACCGGACTGTACACGGCAGACGAGATCTATAACCGTACTAACGCCTGGCTGAAAAGCAAATAACCCGCAATCGGGGGGGTGACGAAAGTCGCCCCCCTTTTGCTATACTCAATGAGAGGTGAGAACATGAACAAAGTACAGATGTATATATCTCTTGATGTGTGCAGACCCGGTTTGCAGGAAACGGTATATGTGACCGGCGGAGACCAGGCGTCAAGAGAGCTGTGCATTTCGCTGAATGTGGGCGGCGTTCCGCTGGATATGCAATCCGGCGAGGTAACAGCTGCTTATTACTCGATGATCAATAATAGTCCAGTGTTAGGTGAGTGTCGGCTGGAAGGCGGGCGTATCATTCACGAACTGACGGCTACTGAGTGTGCCAACACACATACTGCCAACATCCGTGTACAGGATGCAGATGGTGCGGTACTGTATTCTCCGCAGTTGCAAGTGGTGTCCAGCGCACCTATTTACAGTGATAGAGCCCTATCGCAGAGTGATGAACTATCCGCTCTGACCAAGGCCCTGGCAGATACAATGAAGAGTCAGATCGCAGGCATCACAGAGAGTGTGGCTAACGGTGTACACACCTATACGGTCACATTCGGTGATAACAGCACCAGGACTTTCACCGTGCAAGATGGAGCAGCCGGGCCGCAGGGCATTCCTGGCACGGACGGCAAAGATGGAGCGCCAGGTGCGGATGGTGCCCCCGGTAAAAATGGTACGGACGGTCGTGGTATCAATACCGCATGGGTGAATGACAATGGAGAACTGCAACTGGAGTATTCTGACGGCGAAGAGGATAACTTGGGTAATGTTAAGGGGCCACGTGGTGCAAAGGGTGTAAAGGGCGACACCGGCGCGCAAGGACCTGCCGGTGCGGATGGCATTGGTATCACCGATGCACAGATCACAGAAGACGGAGAACTACAGATCACTTACACAGACGGTACGACTGTACTTCTGGGTGAGGTCGTAGGCCCCAAGGGCGATACAGGTGCCGCAGGCAAAGACGGCGTGAACGGTAGTGATGGTGCCAAAGGCGACAAGGGAGATAAGGGGGATCCCGGTGAACCCGGCGCATCTGGTGTTGAAACCTGGGAGACCGTGTTCACCAAAACATTTGACGCCGATACAACGGACAAGCAAAACTGGATTTTGTCTAAGCCGTGCAGAAAAATTAAGTTGCGCATGGTTAGCGTTGGAACTACTACCAATAGTAGTGCCGGAGACCAAACTGTATATTTGAATTCGTACACATCTGAGACTTACATACCCAATGCGTTTCGTTTCGATGTTGCAAAAGATAAGGGAAGCTTCGTTGTTGCAGAGGTTGAATTGACTGCTGACATGGTGCGTGTAATGCAAAACAAATCAGATAAGTCAAGTGGCTTCAACCCAGCTGATGTCATGGAAAAAGGCTGTATATGGCTTAGCAACAAGGTTAACTTCAACATATTCAAGGATGTGGAGGCTCACGGCGCGATTAAGTCGTTAGGTTTCCCAACCAATGGACGAACAATTGGTGCAGGCACGCAAGTTGAAATATTGGGGGTGGCAAAATGAATGTGGAGACAGAAAGCCGCATTGCGTTTTTGAAGTCCGAGCTGGCGGAGACGGATTACCTCTGTCTGAAGTACACGGATGGAGCCTTGTCTGAGGAGGAGTACGCACCGATCCGCCGGCAGCGGGCTGCGTACCGAGCCGAGATCAACGCCCTGCAAGGGGGTGAGACCGATGTATAACGCATTTCTCACCGCCTCCCTGACTGCTGCCGTGTCAACGGTTGTCGGCAGTGCCGTGTCCGCTGTGATTGCTTCATTGATTGCAAAGAAAAAGAGCAAGAAAGCAATGGACGAAGTCACCACAGCCCGGTACATAGCTATTGAAAACGGCTTGCAGTCCATATTGCGTGCCGAGATCATACGGCAGCACGAAAAGCATACTGAGCGGCGCTACTGCCCGCTCTATGCCAAGGAAGCTATGGTCAAGGTCTACGACGCCTATCATGCGCTTGGCGGCAATGGAATGATGACCAGATTTTATAATGAAATTATCGCGCTCCCGGAGGAGCCGCAACAAAAGGAGGACTAAAAAATGAAAGTAACCGCAGGAACCATTGCAAGAACCGCCGTTCTGGCGGTATCTCTGCTGAATGTATTGCTCAATGCCTTTGGCAAGAACCCCTTGCCGTTCAGTGACGATGAGGTGTACACCGCCGTGTCAACGGTGGTAGCCGTGGCGGCTTCCCTGGCCGCATGGTGGAAGAACAACAGCTTTACCAAGGCCGCTTTGAAAGCAGATGAGACACTGGCGCTGGAACGGACGGAGACGGCAGAAAGCGAGGCTGTACACCATGAGTAAGCTGTATTACTGCCGGCAGACCACCGAAAAGTGCAAATCTATCAGATACCCCAGCAAGACCCACACATATAAATACGGCACCAGAGGCTGTATCTACACAAGTGGCTGTGGGGTGTGTGCCAGTCTCATGGTGCTCCATAACTTCGGCTTTACCAGCTTAGACACGGTAGCTTGGACACAGAAGTGCCTACTGATGGGCGCACGGTCCGCAGACGGCACAGATATGGACAAGGTGGCTGCATACCTGGAAAAGCACTACTCCATTGTGAGCAAGCGGGTCAAAACGGCAACCGAGCTGAAAAAGCACCTGAAAAGCGGGGGCAAAGCCATTGTGTGCGTATCCGGTGGCGGCAAGCAACTGTTCTCCAATGGCGGCCATTATGTATATGTAGGCGGCCTGGACAAGGCCGGTAACCTGATCGTGCTGGATCCGTACTGGTATGATGGCAAGTTCACCATGACCGCCAACCGCAGGAAGTACACCAAAGTCAAAAACGCCAGAGAAGTGTATGTGCAACCCGGAGCGTTGGCTTCGGACATCAGCGGTATTTGGCTGTTTGCAAATGCTAAGGGTGCCAAGACTGTCTATGCGGAAAACGATGTGAATTACCGTAAAGCAAGCCCTAAGGCGCCCACCATTAAGCCGGGTACATATACCACCACAGCAGTGCGAGGCATTTACAAGGGCGCAGGTGCAGCCACCGGCCGCAAGAAGGTCAAGGACCTGACCACGGACGGCCGGCGACACGCTACAAGCAGCAAGTCAAAAGCAGACGCTATGTTTCGTGCAGGCACCACCATCACTGTGCTGGAGACCAAGCTGCTCTCCACCGGCAACCTGTGGGCACGCTGCCCCTCCGGCTGGCTGTGTATCTGGGAATGCGCAGACAATCATAAATTTATTAAGTGAAACAGAAAGCCCACCGGTTATCCGATGGGCTTTTTCATATATGCTTTTTTTACTTAATATTAGTGAAAGGTATTGACAATCATTGTCTCGTTGTAGTATAACGAAAAACAAAGGAGGAATGAAAAATGATTGTGGAAGATACCAAAGATTTGGTTGAAACTGCGGACTATGTGATCATCGAAGCTGTTTTAGTGGATGATGGACTGCGTTACAAACAACTTTCTGTTGGCATTAAAGACCAAAATGGTGACATTATCCGCATAATTCCAATATCGACAATGCTGATGTGAGAAAAGGCCGGGCAGTTTACAAGACTGTTCGGCCTTTATCTATACTAATTATATCTAAATGCAATAAAGAGGCCCGGATGGGGAATTGGGTGCCAGTCTGCGCTATTTGTCCCAGCGGTATTCTATGCCGTACCCGGAGTTGAAGGGTTTGCTTACGGACATTGGTGTGGAGGAGCTGGGGCACCTGGAAATGATCGGCGCCATGGTGCACCAACTGACCCGCAACTTGACGGAAAAGCAGATCGAAGAAAATCCCGGATTTGCCGCCTACTTTGTGGATCACACCGCCGGCGTATATCCCACCTCTGCCAGTGGCTCCCCTTGGAACGCAGCGAGTATCGGCGTAAAGGGCGACACCATTGCCGACCTGAACGAGGATCTGGCGGCGGAGCAAAAGGCGCGGGTCACCTATGACAACATTCTGCGCATGGTAGACGATCCGGATATTATCCAGCCAATCAAGTTCCTGCGGGAGCGGGAGATCGTCCATTATCAGCGCTTTGGCGAGGGGCTGCGGGTAGCCACCGATAAGCTGAACAGCAAAAATTACTATATGACCAATCCGTCGTTTGACAAATAA